TGCAAGAATGGCTTGAAAAAAATGCTCGTGGAGGTACTCGTTATATTGAGAGTATTTTATCACATTTTGGTGTTAAATCATCAGATGCTCGTTTACAACGTCCTGAATATATTTGTGGTGTAAAATCTCCAGTTGTTATTAGTGAAGTATTAAATACCTCTGGAACTCAAGATCAATTACCTCAGGGTAATATGGCTGGACATGGTATTTCTGTTAGTTCTGGTCGTTCAGGTTCTTATTATTGTGAAGAACACGGGTATATTATAGGTATTATGTCTGTTATGCCTAAAACAGCTTACCAACAAGGCATTCCTCGTACATTCTTAAAATTAGATCCTTTAGATTATTTCTGGCCATCATTTGCGAATATTGGTGAGCAAGAAGTACAAGTTCAAGAACTTTATGCTTATACTGATAATGCTGCTGATACTTTTGGTTATGTTCCTCGTTACGCTGAGTATAAGTATATGCCTAGCCGTGTTGCTGGTGATTTTAGAACTTCATTAGATTATTGGCATCTTGGTCGTATATTTGATAGTGAGCCTACATTGTCTCAAGAATTTATTGAGTGTACTCCAGCTGAGACTGATCGTATCTTTGCAGTTACTGATCCAGATGCTCAAAAGTTATATTGTCATGTATTAAATAAGATTAAGGCTGTGCGTCCAATGCCTAAGTACGGTACACCTACTATTTAATGTCTTCTCGATGTTTAACTCCTTTTCCAAGAAGGCATAAAATTACTGGTGAGTGGATGGCGCTTCCTTGCGGTAAATGTCCTAATTGTATGAAAAGGAGAACATCGGGTTGGTCTTTTAGGTTGATGAAAGAGGGCGAAATTTCTGAAACTGCTTTATTTGTTACTTTAACGTATGATACTCAATACGTACCCATAAGTGAAAACGGCTTTATGACTTTAGATAAGAGTGCAGTCCAATTATTTATGAAACGTTTACGGAAAGATTCCGACAAAAAACTTAAGTATTATGCAATAGGTGAATATGGTGGTAAAAGAAATCGCCCTCATTATCATTTGATATTATTTAATGCGAATCCTGAAAAAGTTGAAAAAGCATGGTCATATTATACGCCTGGTGGTAGGCGTTCTAGTCTTGGTAATGTCTATATTGGCACGGTTACTGGTGCATCTATAGGTTACGTTCTTAAGTATATGCAAAAAACTCCTAGAAAGAAGTCACATGTTAGGGATGATCGTATTAAAGAATTTTCTTTAATGTCTAAAGGTTTAGGTGCTAATTATGTTACTGATGCTATGAAAAAATGGCATCATAACTCTATATTGGATAGAATGTATGTTCCAATGAAGGATAATAAAAAGATAGCTATGCCTCGATATTATAAGGATAGAGTTTATTCAGAAACTCAAAAACTTCAAATAACTTCTCATTTTAAAAAAATAATGCCAGTTAAATTTGAAGAAGAATATCAAAAATTAAAAGATGAACATGGTGAATTACATGGTAAAGTATATTTTGAACAAGTCGAACAATTGTTTCGACGTATGTATAAAGATTCACAACTCGGAAGAGATAAATTAGAATAATAATGAAAAAAATCGAATTACCTGAAAATAATGCTACGGAGCAATGGTTATATCCTGTAGTTAAAAATGCATTAAATGCCAATGTATTTCCTAAGAAATACAAAGTATTTACTCAACCTTCGTTGACGGTACCTGATCAAAGTATGTCTATTAAGACAATACTTGAAAGATATGCAAGGGGGCTCCCAGTGGGCGGTCGCCTTGATGAATATTATGATGAAGAGGACACTCTTCCAAATCCATTAACTTTGGATTTGGCTGAACGTCAAGAATTGGCTGAACAATATATAAATGAGATTAATGAAATTAAATCTCGAAAAAAAGTTATCAACAATGTTGATAAGTCTGTGGATAACTCCGAAGGAGATATCCAAAAAAACGTGGAGACGGAATCGTAAGGGCTTTGCCCTGGATTCTGTCCCACAAAAGCCCCGATGAGGGGCGATAAGCACTAATCGTCCTTGATGTATTAGTGCTAATTGACACTAATTTAAAAAAAAGTGTTATATTTGAGTCAAGAACGGCACGAAGTAGAGTGATAAACGAAATAAAAACACTACTTTTAAAGTGTCAAAAAAACAAAAAAACAAAAAAAATATGCCTATTATCGAATCCCTTATTGCTAAAGGTCTTATGCCCAGTGTAATATCTGGTGCTTCTTCGCTTATTGGTCAAGGTATAAATGCTGGTAGTCAGTTATTTAACAATTCATCTCAGTTAAGTTATGCTAAAGAGATGTATGAAAGACAGAGAGCTGATGCTCTAGCTGATTGGAATATGCAAAATGCCTATAATAGTCCATCTGCTCAGATGGCTAGATTTAAGGAAGCTGGTCTTAATCCTAATCTAATCTATGGTCAAATGTCTAATTCTCCTGTTGTTAGGACGTCTAGTCCGCAATCCTATAATCCTACTGCTCCTCAAGTTGATTTGGGTGGTACTGCTAATATGGCTATTAGTCAATATTATGATACTCAAATAAAAAATGAACAAACTAATTTGTTAAAACAACAAATTCAAAATTCAATTACTGAAAATTCTTTGAAACAACTTGAATGGGCTGAAAAGAATATAAAACTTCCATATGCTGCTCAAATTCAAGCAGCTAGTGCTGAAGCTTTAGATTTACAAAATAAACAACGTATTCAAGATATAGCTTTTAAAAATGAGTCTAATCCATTAGCTATTAAAAAATCTGTTGAGGAAATCAATATGCTTCAAACACAGGTAAAGAATGTTGTTGCTAATACTAAACTTTCAACCACCCAGAGGTTAAATGCTATTAAAGACGGTGTATTAAAAAATTATGAAATTAAAATTCGTAGTATGGGTGGTAATCCTAATGATCCTGGTTATATGAAAGCTATTCAACCTGTTATTAATGAAGCTGGAAAAAAAATTCAAAAACTTATGGATAATCAAGATAATCAATCAATGAAAATTGATGGATATACGGTTAAAGAGTTATTATATTCACCTACTAAATTCCTTAAATGGATGTTTAATTAAATGGAAAAATTTATAGAGTTTATTCAAGAGTCTATTAAGACTATAGAGAATATGGAATTAAAAGACGAACAAAAGTCCCTAGTTGCATCTAGGTTAGATAGTATTTGTGGATTACTTCAAATAACAATGTTTCACTTAAAACAAAACGAAAATGAGAAATCGTAGAGGTTACAAAGGACGTAAGTCCTACGGTCGTAAAGGTTACGGCAAGAGAAAAGTTTCACGTACTTATTACATGTCTCGCGGAGGTATCCGTTTATAATTATGGCAAAGAACTTATTTAATTCTATTCAGTTAAAGAAACCTAAGAAAAATTTCTTTGATTTAACTCATGATGTTAAGCTATCTGCTAATTTAGGCGAGCTTACTCCTATTTTAACTTTAGAGTGTGTACCTGGTGATAAATTTGATTTATCATGTGAATCTATTATTAGATTTGCTCCTATGGTTGCTCCAGTTATGCATCGCATGGATGTTACTATGCATTATTTCTTTGTGCCTAATCGTATATTATGGCCTAATTGGGAAAAATTTATTACTAATAATGGTCCTAATGGTAATGGACCTGAATATGTTGCACCTTTTGTATCTTGGGGTCCATCTTATACTGGTTATGAACCAAGTATACTTAGATTCTTAGATTATTTAGGTGTCCCTCCAGTTGGTACTGGTCAAAATGGTAAGATTTCTGCTTTGCCTTTGGCTGCTTATCAAGCTATATATAATGAATATTATAGAGATCAAAATTTAATTGCTCCAGTTGATTATGTATTAACTGATGGTGAAAATTTTGTTGATGCTTCTGATGTTCAACGTCTTGGTGCTTTGCGCAATCGTGCTTGGGAACATGATTATTTTACTGCTTCTTTACCTTTTGCTCAAAAGGGTGCTGCAGTTGATATTCCTCTTGGCGCAGTTAATGGTGATGCTCCTATTTATGCTAATAGTGCATCTGGTAATACTACGTTAGCTGGTTCTCCTTATACTATCTTTTTAGAAGGTGATGCTAATCCTTCTATTTCTACTGATGTTTATGCGCAAACTGATGGTTTACAAGTTGAACCTACAACTATTAATGATTTACGTCGTGCCTTTAGATTGCAAGAATGGCTTGAAAAAAATGCTCGTGGAGGTACTCGTTATATTGAGAGTATTTTATCACATTTTGGTGTTAAATCATCAGATGCTCGTTTACAACGTCCTGAATATATTTGTGGTGTAA